AAGCCACTCAAACCTTGCCACAAACATGTCGTACACATACCGGAGTTTGAGTTTTCCTGTTCCTGCTCCCAGTTCCTTTTCTGCTTTTGTCACCGCATACAAGAGCCACTCTCTGACCTTGTTCAACTGCTTATCAGATGGCATTTTCGCAAAAGAATAAATTGCGTACCCGATAGAGCCTCCCACTGCTGCTATTGCCACGATAACAAACCAATTTTCAACGATGAATTTCATCCCTGCACCTCCTCATTATTGTCTGCATTGATGTCATCCGGTTCGTTCTCGTGCTGTTTTCCTGTATCTTTCTTTGTAACCGTCTTTACTGACTTAATGAGTGCCATCGCACCGCCCTCCACTGACAGGAATCGAAATACATTCTCTGTCAATGTTGATGGTTCAGCACCCACTCTCACAAACACTATAATCGCCACAACTGTGTAGATAAATGCTGCAAGAATCATACAGATAACAACACGATTCATGAACTGACCGGAGACTTTGTTTTTCCGCTTTGCTGCCCGCTGTTCTATCCGGTACAATTTTCTTTTATGCCGGAAATACATGCGACGCTCTGCGTTCGTCATCCTGCTTTTGTTCACTTGTTGCCTCCTTTATGTGGTTGATTCTTGCCTGTTCCCGCCCTCCTGTTATTGGTCGGTCTTAATATTCAAATTCATCCCGTCCAGTCTCTTGTGATACGATTTCAATGACTGCTCAACTATGAGAACCCTGTCGTGTAAATCCTGCACCTCT